CCTACCATTCAATAAGATGATAAATGATACTATACAAAACATGGATATAATAAAAAATGAAACAGACACGTATAAAAGGATTTTAGATTTTATACATAAAAAAAAATCAGTAACTAAAAAAGATATCTTAAATATGTTGAATTGGGGTGTCAGAATATCATTTAGCGGTTACAGAAATAGATTAAGAAACGAACCTACAATTAGGTTCACTAAAAATAGATACGAGGTTATATAATGAAAGAACTATCTACTGAACAGATACAGAAGAATTGGGAACAGCTTAGAAATCTGATTACCAATACTTTTGAGGGTGAGCGGTTAGAGAAACTAAACAAGATGTACGACCACTTTGAGGATAGGATGTGTATCGCACCAGCGAGTGGTAAGGAACAATATCATTACGCACACGTTGGTGGTTATGTAGAACACGTTTTACACGTTGTTGATTGTGCATTAAAGATTACAAACCTATGGGCTTCGGAAGGTGCGATAATAAACTTTACCACAGAGGAAGTTATCTTTGCAGCTTTACACCACGACTTGGGTAAAGTTGGTGATATGGAAAACGATTACTATATTCCACAAGAATCTGAGTGGCATAGAAAAAATCGTGGTGAGATATTTACACACAATGGTGTTTTACAATACATGACAGTTACCGATAGGGCTATATTCTTACTAAATCAGTTTCAGATTCCAATGACAGAGAATGAGTATATCGGTTTACGATTGACCGATGGATTGTATGAAGATGCTAACAAGTCATATTACATATCATACAATCCTGATTGGGCATTGAAGACTAATATCGCGTATGTCTTACATCAAGCGGATATGATGGCGACTAAGATTGAGTATGATGAGTGGAGACAAGGTGAGGTTGAAGAAGAGGTAAAGGTACAAGCTAAGGTTGACAATATCAAGAAAGCGGTTACGATGGAAGAAACATCTGAACAACTATCACAGAAGTCTAAGGATTTATTTGATGAACTATTTGGAGATAAGTAATGGTATTTGAAATAATTTTAGTCGCGGTGTTGGTAATTGAAACCTACATAATAATTAATTTATTATTTAAGGTTGAAAAATTAGAAACATGGATACAAAACATTGAACAAGAAATGACTGATGTACAAACAGAAATTTCTGAAATTGATGATAAGGGTTATTTTGAATCTGATGATGAAGTTGGAGAAAAATTCAATCAAATATCACAAGTAATAAAAAACATACAAACTCTAAGAGGGGAAGATGCTACAAATGACACAACAGAATAAACCTGTTAAAAAAGTAATCAAGAAAAAAAGACGTAAGAAAAGTAAAGTATATTTTGGGACGCCTGTACAAGAAGCTATAATCAGATATAATGAATGTTCTAATCCCGCTATAAGAAATAGAATATATCAAGAACATATACATGCGGCATTTGAAAAGATGGCTGAGAATCTAATCCACACTTTTAAATTTTATTATTTTGATTATCCGTTTGAAGAGGTAAAAGCTGAGGTGGTATCTTTTTTGGTTATGCAGATGCCAAAATACAAAGCTGACAAGGGTAGAGCATTTTCTTATTTTTCTGTCGTAGGAAAAAATTACTTGATATTGAATAACAATAATAATTATAAGAAAATGAAGATACATGATGATATTGTAAAACTTGATTACAAGAGAAATGTATCCTCTGAATCTGTAAACGAGACGGTTAATGAATTTAACTCAGAATTTGTTTTACAAATGTTAGAATATTGGGATAATAATATCACGAACATATTCCATAGACAAAAAGATATATTGGTTGCTGATTCAGTTTTAGAGCTATTTCGTAAACGTGAGTATTTAGAAAACTTTAATAAGAAGGCTTTATATATAATGATTAGAGAGATGACAGGTAGTAATACTCAACATATTACAAGAGTTATTAACGAGATGAAAAAATATTACTTAAATATGTTACAAGAGTTCTCAGAGGTCGGTGAGGTAGATACATCAAATACAGGTAGTATTTTTTAATGGGGGAAAAGACAGTTGAAAAAAACAAGGGTTTATAAATCATCAATAGGTGCAATTCCTAAGATAGTAAATAATCTTCAGTTTAAAACAAGAAACCAAAAAATATTTTATGACATAATAGGTGAGGAACAAACTCAGTTAGTTTTATGTCATGGAATCGCTGGTACAGGTAAAACTTACATATCTGTTTATAAAGCACTACAAGATGTCCTACGTCGTGGAACTGGTTATGATAAATTAATTATTATTAATCCAACCGTAGATGTTGGTAATGAGGATAAGTTAGGTTATCTACCTGGCGAGTTAGATAAAAAGATTCAACAATATAACGAATCAACATTTACCATTTTAGATAAAATAGTTGGTAGAGATAAAGCCACTAAACTCTTAGCTGATAATAAGGTTGAGATTAGTGTTTTAAATTTTTTAAGAGGAATCAACTTAGAAAATTGTTATGTAATACTTGATGAAGCACAGAATGTTTCACCAATGCAGATTAAAACTTTAATGACAAGAATCTCAGATAATTGTAAAATGATAATGCAAGGTGATTTATCTCAATGTGATAAGTTTAAAACTAATGGTGTCACTAATTATGAAAAGAGTGGATTTTATGATGCCTGGTTTAGACTAAAAGGTGTAGAGGGAGTTAATCACATGGAATTTGATAGGGAAGATTCTGTTAGACATCCGCTTGTAAAAAGAATATTAAAAACTTATGAAGACGAACATCGTATAGATTTAAGTAAAAAATAAGTCCCCTCGCTCTACAAATATAATTTTTTTATAGTATATATATTTATATTAGACAACATATAGGTATATTATGGCTATTGACTACGAAATCTTTGAGGGTAAATCACTTTCCTCACTTTTCAAAGATATTTACGATAATACAGAATACAATAAAAAACAACTTGACATCTTAACAAAAGAACTTGTGCAGTTTATAAAAGATGGCGATACCGCTGTGCAAATTGTTCCCATGATAAAAGAGTATCTTGAAATAAACGTTAAGAATGATGACCAACTTGTTAAGATGGCTGGTATAGTCCAAAGATTGATATCGACAGAACAAAAAGCTGGTAGTGAGGATGAGTATGGTTTATCAGAGGAGGAAAAAAATCAATTGTTATCTAACCTTGAGGATTCAGTGAAAGATATACAAGAGGAATCAGATAAAATTAATAATACAATTACATCCATTACAAACTAATGGCTCATCGTACTAAAAATAAAACAGATAATAACTCGACGATTCCTTTAGATAGATTTAGTGAACCCACACAAATTAGTAGCTACATCAAATCAATCGTAGAAAGCTCACTTTACGATTTTCATGAGTGGGAAGCATTCCGTGTTACAAACGTAATTACAGATGGAACTTTTGAACGAGGTTCCGTTGAAGGACAATTTACCGTCGACCCAACTCAACCTATCTTGGGTGATGTTGTAAGACCGCTATTTGGTAATGCTTTTTTGCAAGTACCTGTCAGAGGTGAACAAGTCGCAGTTGTAGAATTTAATGGTCGACACTATTATTTAGGAGTTGTTAATACTAAAGGTCAGGTTAGAGAAAATATAATTACATCAGTTCCATATGAACTACCTGATTTATCACCATCTGAAGATGAAAGTTTCGAAAGAAAAGATATACCGCCAATAAAAATAACAGAGGGTTGTACCTTGTATGAGGGTCGATTTGGCCAATCAATACATTTTGCACGGAATAAAGAAAATGATGCACCACTGATTAGAATTGGCGTAAGGGATAAGACTGGTTTAGACGCGATAGATGACAGTTTTGATAATACAGACTCGATGATACTTTTGACAAGTGACGGTGAGAAATTTAGTGAAAATCAATTACCAAGACTCGACCAAAAGGAGACAATAAACGGAAAAAATATTGTATTAAAAAGTGGGGATATATTTATTAAAGGTGAAGGTAAAATTGAGTTAGAGGCGGAGTCCGTTGTAATAAATGCTAAATCAAAAAGAACGATTAAGATGGGTGACCCAAGAGCTCCGATGTTACCAACAGTTAATGGAGAAAAATTATTAGAGTTTCAAAATGCTGTTGTCGGTATACTGACAGGTATAAATGAACTGTTGATATCTCTTGGTGGTGGGCCAGCTGCATTACCTAAAATAGCTAATGATGCTAGGGTGTTAAAGAACAACATCACGACTGTTAAAGATTCGATTATAAATTTAGAATTTCTTAACTTTAATGTTATGACAGCTGACCCAAATTTTGAACCACCAGAATTACCGACCCTTGATTTACCTGAATTGCCAGAGGTACCAGAGATACCAAAGGTTGACATACCTAAAGTGCCTGATGTCAGTGTACCTGAGATACCAAACACACAAGATACAGAATTAAGGAAACTTGAAATTTTACAAAAACTAAAAAAATAGTTAAAAGGAGTTATTATGACTAAGAAAGACCTTGTCAAAATTATACGTGAGGTGGTGAGACGAGAGGTTAAAAAAGAGGTAAGGCAGATATTTATAAATGAGAATCAATCAAAAGAAAATATCGAGTTACCAAAACCAAAAGTCACAGAAAAGAAAAACTACACAAAGAACAAATCACTTAATGATGTACTAAACGAAACTGTTGGTTTGACAAAAACAAAAAGTCAAACAGATGATTATCCAACTTTAGGTGGTGGCACTTTTGATACAAATCGTATGGCTGAGTTAATGGGATATGGTCAACCCGAAGAAGCCAAGCGAGATATGGTTGCAGTAGATACTCTTAAAAAGGCTGGTAAATCAGTTAATGACGTACCCGAGGCTGTAACAAATGCTTTAACAAGAGATTACAGCGAATTGATGAAAGCTATGAATAAGAAAGGTAAATAATGGCATCTGCTAGAGAAAATGATTTAAATCCAAACGTTTACATAGGTTTAGCATTACCAATTAAACCTGACGATAATAATGTGTTTTCTCTAACAAAAAATTCATATGACCAAGTGCGACACAATCTAAGAAATTTATTATTAACTAATGTTGGAGAAAGAGTTTATCAACCAGAGTTCGGTAGTAGGTTAAGAGAGTTATGTTTTGAACAACTCGATGATACCTTACCACAAAGAATCGAAGATGAGGTAAGAAGAGCGGTAAACTTTTGGTTACCTTATGTAAACATAGTCAGTGTTGAAACACTTACACAGGAGGATAAAAAATCTAAGATATTCGTTCGAGTTCAGTTTTCAACAACTTTAAATTCACAAACATTACAACAAATTGAGTTGGATGCAACATATACAGCTGAGAGACTATAATGGCAAGAACAAGTGTAAAAAAGAACGTTATTAAACCAGTTAATTATCTGAATAAGGATTTTAGTGATTTTCGTGATAATTTAATTGAATTTGCTAGACAATATTTTCCTAATACATACAATGACTTTAATGAAGCATCACCTGGTATGATGTTTATCGAAATGGCAGCCTATGTGGGAGACGTGCTTTCCTATTACATAGATTCACAGTTCAGAGAGACTCTTTTAGCTTACGCTGAAGAAAAAAAGAATGTTTATACTATCGCACAGTCCTTTGGATACAAACCAAAAACGACAACACCCGCTAACGTGGTTTTAGATGTTTTCCAAACCATACCAGCCTTAAATGGGGAGCCAGATTATCGTTATGCTTTAAATGTAAAAGCTGGTGCAACAATAAAATCGACAACAACTGGTAAAACTTTTAGAACAATTGAAGATGCAAATTTCAAATTTAATAGTCAGTTTGAACCAAGGGTTACAACAATATTTGAAAGTAATGGTGGTACTCCTACAAAATATTTACTAAAGAAACAAGTACGTGCCGAAAGTGGAGAAGTTGCAACAGAATTTTTTACGTTTGGAACTGGTCAAAAATATAGTCAAATTAAATTAGGTAACACCGACGTGATACACATAATATCATGTGTTGATGATGATGGTAATAATTGGTATGAGGTTGATTCTTTAGCTAGAGATACTATTTTTACAGATGTAGAAAATAACTCGACTAATGACCCAACTTCTGTGACTAATAAAGAAGTA